AACACACCCATCTCTGATACACTAAAAGAGGACTCCTTGTTGAAGCTGACCCTCGCTGCGTTTACCACTGTCAGATCCGTTCCCATTGAGTCTACTAAGGTAGCTTTCATCTTTACGTTCCTCTATTAAAAATCCAGGATAATATTTCTTAACTGCTTTATTCCAACATTCTTCTACTGTAAGTCCGTAAGTAAACTGCCTTAGTTTCTTAACAGTAACTGATCCTCCATCACCGTATATAGATTTGATTGCTTTAAAATTAAGGTAGTATATTTCTTTTGTATCTAAGATAACACAAGCTACTATCTCAAAAGAATTTTCATCATAGTAATGATTGTGTCTTTTTCTAACTCTAAATGTTTCTCCTATATTGGATACCATAGCTTTAACTTGTATTCTAATAGGACGTTCAGTGTGAGCAATACAAACAATATCTGTGTCGGCTGCATCTATATGATAAGCAGATATACCCATCTCAGATAAGTTTGCTAGTATTATAAATTCACCCTGCTTACCTACTAAAGTTTTCTCTGGTTCAGGCATCTATAGTACTCCTTATTGTAGCCTCTTTGCCATTCCCTTGCTCTATCAGAAGTAGGAGGAAACGGATTGTTTTTGTTCCTCCTAAATCCGTTCCTACCTTGTTCTATAATATCCCTCATAGGAAAAGGATATCTTCTTTTATACGCCACAAACCCCTCCTGAGTTGGTAATTTCACAGATATCATGTGTCTCAACGGCTTCTTCAAATTCTGTTCCTAACTTATCTACTGCCTCACTATAAGGTACTACAGAGAGAGGTTGACCACCACGGCAACCATCAGGATACACTGTAAATCCACGTAATCTATGTGCATACGATGCTAACGTATTAGCAAAATCATTTACAGTATCCTCATTATTAAACTTAGATCCCCAAGCAGGTAGATTGATAGTAGAACTAATAGACATATCTACGTAGTCCTGTACATCTGCCTGAAACTTAATCCTTCTTTCGTAATCATCTGCTAAGTCTAGCGCAGATTCTATCTTATCAGGATCAGCATCGTACATATCAATTAACTCTTGTGCTGCTGAATCTACGACATACTGATACTTCCACTTAGTACCACCAGTTAAATACCTACGCTTGTATGCTACAGCAAAGATAGGCTCTATTCCACTGGAACTACCAGCGAGTATAGAAATAGAACCAGTAGGAGCGATAGCGCGGTTCGCAACTGGTCTGGATATAGATAGCTCATCAGAAAATTCTTTAGAGATGTTATCGCTGACGCCTTTATATACCGATAACCATCTATGTAATGTTGGGGTAACTTCATACTTCTCTCCTCTTTTAACTAACCATTCATGCATACCCATAAGACCTAAACCTAGTCTTCTATTCTTTTCCCTAACTTTATATACTTTAGCATAAGGTAGCTCTGCTCTAAGTGTACCACAAATTAAGAATTTAGTAGCAAGTTCAACGACTCTAGCAAGCTCTTGAAGTGAATCAATGCGTCCAAGATTGACACTACCCAGATTACAAACATCACTGTCATCAGCAGAAGTAACTTCTGTACAAGCATTTCTCAGGGTATCCTTTTCATTCTCCATGAAGTTAAAGCTAAATCCTGGTTCAGCAGAAGTTAATGCCTGTTCAACATTCTTCAAGAATACTTCACCAACATCACCTGTCTTCCAGTAGTTCATCAACCATTCAGTATCATAGTTTACACTAATGTTAGTCATGTCTAATGGTGCGCGGAAGTTAAAGTCTTGCTCCTTTATATCTTTAAATGTAAATCCTGTACTTCCAACATTCATATCACCCCAGTTTTTAGCTGTTAAGAAACTAGGTATGTCATTGTGTTTCCAGTTAAGTGATGCATACATGGCTGATCTACGAGATCCACCCTGCATTACATTAGCCCCAATAGAATTAATCATTTGCATCTTAGGTATTGGGCCAGATGCTAGTCCACCAGAACCACCTAAAGATCTACCTGACTCACGATATACAGAGTAGTCTACTCCAATACCTCCACCTGTCATCAAACATGATTCTGCTTTCCAACTAAGGTTAGCCCAATCTTCTCTTGTATCTTCTTCAGCAGATAGTAGAAAACAGTTATTATAGAAACGTCTATCTCTTCCTGCATAGTAAATATATCTACCACCAGGAACAAACTTTAGATCTGTTATGTACTTCTGTAGTTCTTTACGTTCTTCCTTACGCATCAAAGCTTCTTCACCTGCACGTAAGTTACCACATACATCTTCTACAAGTACTCTTGATAACTGCTCCCATGTATCGCAACCAGTGTGAGCATACTTTAAGTTAAATATATCTTCAGAGAATTTGGATCTGAACATTGGATTCATGTTTGATTTAAATGTCATCGTTTACTACTACCTTTATATTATCTATAACTATACCTTCCAGAGCATCTGAAACAGCAGATGATATTAACTCCTTCATGTCTTCTTCTAATCCTGCCTTACCATCAACAGGAACCCAACAGGCATCACTATCTATCTGGGCATTTATATAAATAGATACTACCATATTATCTCACAATTGCCAATCTACTTCGGCTTCAACTTTAGCAAGAACCTCTTGTTGTCTGGCAGCTTCTAATTTAGTTGAGGCATCCATTGAACCTATCTCTCCCCCTAAACCTGCATACCCTGCAATGTCAATCCAACTATCCTGATGATTAGGGTTCTTAGCTAATCGTGCCATCTTAACCCATGCCATACATAATGCTACATCTTCTCTGGTTACGTGTTTCTTTAGTATGAGACTCCAACCTTGTGCTATGTCATTAAAGTTAGTAAATGCATCCCCATACTCTTTGTCCCTATCTCCTGTAATAAGTTCACTTGCTTTTTGCAATACAGCTTTTCTTGTAATCATTAATGTAACCTTTTCTTAAAGTTAGCGTATACAATGTTACCTTCTATTTTCTCTACTTTTTTAGCTGGTTTTACATTATACTGTTCTGCTAGTCTCATAGATGCTTCTTCAACTACACTTTCTAATACTTCTCTAATTCTAATACCAATATTTTCAACCATTTCAGAACCATTAAAATTACCATCGTAAAGTTGAAGTTCATTACGTTTCTTATCAAACGTACAAAATATACCATACGTATTATCAGGTATAAGTATTTCGTGTGCTACTTCTTCGTCTTCTTCTTTGTCGGACATATAGTTAACTCCATAAAATCATCAGCATACATTAATGCCAATGGACGTTTACGATCACCTTTTAGTATTGCTACAGGCTTTGTAGCTTTCATCATATTAGTCTCAGCTTGTTCCAAGGCAGCATATACAGCAAAGGATGATCTTGCTTTGCATTCAACTGTCCAAGGAAATAGCCTACGTGCCAAAGGACTAAGACCTATATCAGGCCCATTAACTCCACCAGGAGTTGACGTAATATCATCATCCTCAACACCTTTAAGATGTTGTTGAAGGTAATTACGTACCCACTGTTGAAGCTTGCGTCCTTTAGCTTTCGCAGACGCTACACTTATTCTACTTGAAGACCGTGTAGTGGTAGTAGGCATTTGCTGACTTCGATTTAGGGTTTCGTTCATATTTTAAATCAGGCCAACAAGTATATCTAAAACTACAGTAAGAACAAGTCATACTTAGCTTTCTGTTACCTGTTGGTTTACGATAGAAGAACTCTTCTTCATCAGTAAATCCACGTACAAAGTTATCCTCTGTTGCTTCCTTATAACGATTAATAGTATCTTCTATCTTATTAGTATAGCTCTCTTCATCATCAGGATTAGCTTGAACTATCTTCATCTCACCTGATTCTTTACTAACAGCTATCCAACCACCTGCTTTTATTTCTGGAGTTTCTTCTCTCTCAGCTTTTGTATAACCAAACAACTGAGCGCAATATCCAAAGTCATCATTGTTTTTTAATGCCTCGTAAGAAGCAAACTTCTTTTCAAAAGCAAATCTTGATGCACTTTTTATATCCCATAGAGAATAACCATTACCATCTTTAATAATTAAATCAAGTTCTCCATTAATATAGTCTCCATCAGGAGTTTTGTAACCTACTCGTTTATTTAAATCTACTATTTCTACACCTGCTGCCAATAGGATAGCAACAGCAATTACTTCAGTCATATCTCCGTATAACATTTTAATACGAAAAGAGTTAGACTCAGGAGCTTTGGGCCAACCTAGTTTCTCTGCATGTAACTGACAGAATGGTTTGCCAACCTGAGACATGGAGGGAAGTTTAGCTCCCCCCTTTCTCTTAAAATTAAACTTACCCAACTTATTATTAAACATCTGACTAGCTCTAAATATAATATCGTCAGGTATTTTAGGATCACCAGCTAGGTAAGTATCAATCCTAGTTTGAAGATCCATCTTATAGTGGGATCTCGTCATTGAGTAAGTCATCAAGATCAGTTTTAATTCCAGCAGGGACCATGTTCTCTCGCATCTTCTCTGCTACCTGATCGTTCTCTACCTTAACAAGATCAATGAAGTTAGTAATATACTCCCTAGTCTCATCAGTTAGAGGATGATGTTCTCCTAATAAAGGAGTATACTTTAAGACAAAGTATTTGTTTGATCCTGTTTTCTTTAACTCATAACCAATCTTCAGATCAAAGTTAAGAGGCATAGACTGTTGCCTAATCATGCTAGTCATAACTTTACTTATCTCCATAAAGTTAGATGGGCCTAGCTTCATACGAAAAGGAACATCCTTTATCTCTACCTTATCACCTGATGCAGCCATAGGTTTATCCATACGTATTAGACCAAAGATATTCCTATATAACTTAGCCTTAGATGCTGTAGCATATGCCACTGGATCAACTGCACGTAACTTCTCACGTTGTTTAGAAGGTATCCATCCACACTTATCACCACCATCCCAATCTAATGCAGTGTCAGAGAATTGCTTGAAATGCTGAGACATATTAGAAAACTTCTGAGTATCAGAGTCAAATACTGAAGTCTGCATTGTGTCTAGAAATATTCTGAAGTAAGTATCTTTAGCAAATACTTCCCCAAGATCAGGATGAGATAGTCCTATAGATGGTGCAGGTATTCCCTCTACCATATCTCCATCTATATCTGTAGTGCTATCCTTATTAATCCTGGCCCTAGCTAGTATTGGCCCTGAGTTCATAGTTGAATATAAAGCTGATAGATCAGTAGAATTACCGTCTATATTCATTAATTGATTCATACGAATCCCCTTTCATTAAATGAATGATGCTTATAGCATACTTTTATTATTTTGTCAATTGAAATCTTGTTGATCCATCCAATTATTTCCATGAGACATTTCTACTTCTAAAGGTATATAGTCAGGTAAACCAAAGCGTTTCTTTGCTTCCTCTTGTGCATCTAACAAACACTGTGGACCTATCTCCTTAACTAGATCTATCTCGTCTGGATGAGTATCAATCAAGACACTGTCATGTACTGTATTAATGACTACACTTTGTAATCCTTTCTCTTTTAGTTTGTTGAATAATAATATTACACCTAATGGTACAATCTCTGCTGTAGCTACAGACTGAACAGGATAGTTCACTATCTGAGTTTTAAAGTTAGCATTACCTGATCTGTTTCTCTCACAGTCAGGGAAACTAAACTGTCTACCTGTAGCAGTAGTAACTACTTTAGTTGAGATAGCTTCGTTCTGGAGCTTGTCGTGCCACTTAAAGATGCCTTGATACTTCCCAAAGAACTCTTTGAAGTAAACTTGTTGAGCAGGAGTTCCTTGAGTTCCACCGTAAAGTGGACGGAAGGTAGAAGCTTTTGCTGCTCCTCTGTCAGTAACTTCTCCATTGTCGGAGAGGACTTTGGCAGTGTAGGCGTGAACGTCAAAACCAGATTCGACTTCTTGTTTAACTGTTTCATCTGAGGCGAGTATTCCTGCAACTCTAAATTCAAGTTGAGAGTAATCAATTTCGACAAGTTTACCTCCTTCAAATCTACTTACAAATGCCTTGCGAACTGGAAACAATCTACCTTTAGGCATATTCTGTAGATTAGGATTGCTACTACTTAAACGACCAGTTGCAGTAATACACTGATTAAAATTAGAATGAAGTAAACCATCTGATTTCATACCCTTCTTTATACCTTCAATAAATGATGCACGATAAGTATCTATTGCAGACAACCTAACTAATGATTCAAGAAACTTCTTAACTTGTGGATTAGTAGTTGTCTTGATGTTCTCAGTTAATGTTATCTTGTCAGTCTTAAAACCACCTGCTGATGCTAGTTCTAACTTAGGTCTGATCCGTAACCCTGCTACCTCATCTACTTCTAGATAAAGTACACCTAGTCCTTCGCAGTGTTCGCATTTAGTAGGTTTCTTAAACTTCTCTCCATTCTTCTTAACTTTATAATAGTGTCCTTTACCATAACAGCTGCCACACTTAATCGCTCTGGTT